GTAACGCGCCCTGGCCTGGATTGGTCAACATGAGAGGCCCTGTGCGCGAAGGCGTAAACGACTTGGCGATATCCCCCAATACCGGCGGGATGTCCTTGCCGGCATCCTTCATCATCAATGGCCCGGCCACGGGCATGGCCTTCTTGCTTTCGTCAGCGCCAAACATCGACTTGCCGATGGCACCGCCCAGGGCGTCACCGCCCAAGCTCCCTAGATACCCACCAATCAAACCGCCCAAGATGGTTCCGATTACCGGTACCGCCGACCCGATGGCCGCACCGGCCGCAGCGCCGGCAAGAGTGCCAGCAAGCCCGCCGGCCGCAGCGCCATAGCCTTCGGCTTTTTCGTCCTGGGTTTCAGCGTTGTCGTAAGTGTCTTTGACCTTAAAGCCGGCCTCAATTACGGCCAACACTGCCGGCCCCTTCAGGCCCGCGCCAACGCCACGGCCCGGACTTCTGCCACGGCCGCCGCCCCTGCCCTTACCCTTCCCATCCTTACCGCCCGCGTCATCGACGCCGCCCAAATCCATGCCACCAGGCCCACCCATCGGCATGTTGGTAACAATGACTTTTTGCGGAATATTGGGATTACCCATCAACGAGCCGCGCCCAAGGTTGAGCAGGCCCTTGGCGATCTTGAATCCGCTCATAGCAGTCTGAAACGCGATCACGGCCGCCACGGCGGCGCCGATCCCAGTCACAACCCGGGGCGACTCGTCCGACAGCTTGGCGAGGCCCTGGGTGACGTAGGCCAACCCATCCGCCACCTTGTCAGTGACCGGTCGGAAGGCGTCACCAATGGCGCGCATGGCGTCGTCCATGCCCTGTGCCATTTCCGCCCATTTCTGCGCCGATGCCTGCCGGCGCTCCTCAAGGTTCTTATCAAGGATGCCAGTGGCCGAAGCCGAGTCTTTCTTGAGCTGGGCGTACAGCTCTTTGTTCTGCATATAGGCCGTTAAAGCGCCTTTAACCTGCATATCCGCGAACAGATCCCCGGTACGCAAAGCCTGCTCCAGGGACGCAATCATGGCCTTGGCCTTAGCGGGATCAGTCTCCTTGCTGATCTTTGCCGTAGCGGCCGCCATAGCGGCGGCCTTCTTCGGATCCGTCGCCGCAATGTACTTCTGTGCCAACTCAAAGCTGGACTCCAGAGTTGATTTACCGTTCTGCAGGCCGGTATTCATCGACCCTTGGTAGTCAATTCCCGCGTCCTTGTAAGCCTTGACCGTATCGCCAGAACCGATTTTCTCCATCCAGTTTTTGAGGTTGTTGGCCGCCTCATCAGCGCCGCCGGCGGTCTTCATTTGCACCTGAAGCATTGAGCCCAACTGCGTGACCGCATCCATGCCAGTAATGCCGATCTTGCCCATCCCTGCCAGCAACTCGGGGAACCATCGGGCCATGTCAGCCGCTTCAAAACTACCCGCCTGGCCCTGATAGGCGATCGCCTCCAGCGCTTTCTGCATCACGGCCGGGTCGGAAATTTTGGCGTTCTGCCCCAGGGCGTTGATCATGCGGGCAGTTTCGCCGCCGTCCGAACCCTGGCCAATCGCAAACTTGGCCGCTACCGGTGCGTATGACATGGCCTTATCAAGCTCCATGCCGGCACCCACCAGGGCGTTCACTACCTCGGCCACTTGATTACGAGCCATGCCGGTATCGCGCGACGTGCCAATAATCGTCTTGGACATCTGCGCTTCTCCGGGCGTGTTGGCAATGTTCGCCTTGATCGCAATGTCACGAATGATCGCGCCAAAGTCAGCGCTGACCTTCGTAGGAACGGCCATCGCTGCCGTGGCGGCCGCCGCCTGGCCTATGCTGCTTTTCAACTGCTGCTTACCAGCATCGAGCTGCATATGGCCCTTGGCTTTAAGCTCAGCTTTGGTCGCCGCTTGCCCCATTGCCGCGTAGGCCTTGGTCAGGTTGCGCACCTCAACGCCCTGCTTACGCAGGCCGTCCAGATTGTTCTCCAGCTTTCGCCGTAGCGCATCCGCGCCTTTGTCACCCGCCATGTGCGCTTTGCGCCATTCATCGCGCAAGCGCATGGTTTCGCCGATGGTCTTTTCCAGCACCCGCGCCCGGGAACCTTGTTCCTCCAGCTTTTTGATTTTGTTGCTGACGTCCTTGAACGCCGCCCCTACCGTCGAGCTGACGGCCCCGCCAATCACCAGGCCGAGAGCAAGTTTGTTAGCCATGTGCGCGCCCTATACGTCGGGTAGATCAACAGCGGCTCAATCCGTGAGCCACCACACCATCACGTTAAAGGGCATGGCCAGGATCTCGGCAGACGAAAAACCCGTCTCTTTTGCCAAGCGCTTGGCCAGCGCCTTAAGCGTGCCCTCGTTACACGTCGTCTTCCTCAACCAGGCGAAAATAGCCCGCCTGGAGGCGCATGTAGTCCTTGTATTTGAGGGCCGTGAGTTCGGCCTCAGTAGCCGTGAGCAGGCTGCAAAACAAATTCAGCTCCACCTTTTCATGGTCACCATTGCCGGCGATCTTGGCGGCCATAACATCCTTTACGCTGGGCGCGCGCATCATCAGCTTGTCGGTCACAACACCATTAAGGTTGGCCTTGTGCTTGAGCGTTACGGTAACGCCATCGTCGCTCAGGGAGAGCCAGGACGGGAGCGGTGCAGCGAGAGATACGTTGTTCATGCCATCAATCCTTAAAGGCCCAGGGCCGTACGCTCAGCGGCCAGCTGATCAACACCGTTGATCACCTGCACCATGTTGGCAAAGTCGATTTCGAACATCACACGCCCGTCGATTTCGAGCTTGTAGTAGGTGACGGCTACGGCGTGCTTGATTTCGGCCTTGTCGCCCGGCTTCCAATCGCCCATATCGACTTCTTTGAGCGAGCCACGCAGGGTCACAGTTACAGACTTGACGGTGCCTTTTTGGCCCCTGAACGATCCACGGAAAACGAGGTTGCACGCGGTCTGATCCGCCAGGCCGAAGAACTTCAGCGCCTCTTTACGCACGCCGTTGGTGGTGAATGCCGCTTCCAGCTTTTCCAAACCGGTGGGCAGGTCGACCGGGCCGCTCATGCCGCCGCCCCGGTATTCCTCGGTTTTGACCGAGAGTTTGGGCAGCGTCATGGACGGCACGTCACCGGAAAAGCTCACGCCATCAGCAAACATGACGCAGTTGGTCAACATTTCAGGAATCATTGCTCGGCCCCCTTAGGCTGCTTCAAGTACTTCGGCCAGCCACTCGTTGGTGACCTCGATCAGGAAATTCGGGTTTTCTGCCGGCGGCACGTCGGTAAAGCGAATGCGCCAGAAGATTTTGCCCTGCTCGATTTGGCTTAACGTGTTGCGCTCGGTGTCCGCGTAAACCTCGAAATTGATCACGGCGCCGGCGTTCTTCTGGTCGCGCATAAAGGCCTGGAGCCCTGCGGTCACGTCCGACACATAGGTTTTCGTAATCGAGCGGTCTACTGCCCACTTGTGACCCGCCTGGATCGCGTCCATGAGGATGTCGCAGGTACGCACGCGGGTGACAAACGACCACTTGGGATCGGCCGAACACGTACGGTTGCCCCACAGGCGGTAACCGCCGTCACGAATGATCGTGGTGATGTTCGCGTTATTGAGCAGGTTGGCCCGGCACGTCTCGTCGCCGTCCAAGTACTCCACCGGCCGGGTGGTACCGGTGATGCCGACAAACTCTTTGTTCGACGGCGAAGCCCAGTAGCCGTACTCGGCATCGGTCCAGGCAAACAGCCCCGCCACCCAGGCGGAGGACGGGGCATTTACGGTTACGCTTTCGACAGTGCTCCAGAACTGCACGCCCGGATCCACCAGGTAGATCCGCTTACTGCCGAAGTTCAGCGCGTAAGCCATGGCGGCCTCATCGGTGGTGTTCGGGCCATCAACAATGGCAATCGCCCGCAACTTGCCGGCCAGGGCGTCCATGGCGGTGGCCACCGCCTGGATGGCCGAGTGCCCCGGGGCAATCAGCAACTTGGGCTGGGCGTTGTGTCGGCTCTTGCCGTCCAGCAGCGCCTGAAGGCCCGTGCGCTGCCCATCAGCGAGAACGCCACCAATGATGGCGGACGTTTGCAGGGCGGCGTCAGCGAGCTTAGGGACGCCAATGGCAACGATTACAGCCTTTGCCCGTACATAGATCGCCTGACAGGCCCGGGTGATCGCCGAATCAACGCCGAACGCGGCAATGGCTTCACGCTCGGACGTGATCAGCTTCAGCTCGCCGGCTTTGGCTGTACCACCACCAAGCATGCCCGGGGTGAAGGTGTCGCACAGACCGATGATCGAGGACGACGGGAGCGAAATAGTGCGCGCGCCGGTGTCGATCAGCGAAGTAGTGACGCCGTGAAAGAAAGTCATAGGGCCCAATCTCCAGAAACGAAAAAGCCCCGCATAAGCGAGGCCGTAGGTTGTTCGTGTTACGCGTAACGGAAAAGAAAACGCCCCGTCAGTGCGGGGCGTTATTCGGTTTGGTCGGCGATCCAGGCCGGCGCTACGGGACGATGATCAAGAGCCGGGAAGTCCGGCGATTGCGGCCAGTCGCGCAGATCCTGCATGTAGTGCAACAGCTCCGTGAACTGCTCGCCGGTCAGGGTTGTGTCTACCGAAATTTCCAACTGATCACGGTGACGCTCGCGCAACCACATTAGGCTGGCCAGCTCCCCGTCACGCCATGAACGCTCGGCATCAATATCAAAACCAACCGAAAGCAACGGGACATAGACCTCAGAAAATACCTCGCCGGGCAACAGCTCCTCAGGCCCACCAATAGACCGACAGCGGTAAACGCCGTCATTACGAACAGCAAAACTCATAACCCATCCTCCCAGCCCATGACCTGCGCCACAGCAGTCGCAGCGGTCGCGCAAAACAGGAAGCTCATGCGCCGCAAAATGAACTCGCCCTGCGCAGTAGGCACAGGACCAGAGGCGTTATAACCACCCGCAAACGGGAACCCGTTCAACTGCGCCGGGCTCAGGTAGCCAGTTCCCGGAGTTGAGGCGAAGGCCCCCTCAGGCGCAAAGCCCACGTAGCCCCCCGTACACCCGGCAACCAACGAAACCTTACGGGCCGTTGGCGGCACAAGGTTCGCGAGCGACACAGACACTGGCGCACTTGCTACGCCCGAAACGGCCACGGGGTAGTTGACCGTATTCGAACCAGCAGTCGGATCAAATAGGACAATATTGTCGAGTTGCGTATAAGCACACGGCACTCCGTTCGCCCCCGTCAGAAACATGCCTACGCGCGCCTTTGACGTGTATCCAGCAGGCAGCACCGGCTCAAAGACGAAACGCAAAGACGCCGCCGCAGTCGTAGTCAGCGCCAGGGCGCTCACGTTGATTTGAGACGGCGAATCAATGCTTTCCACAACCGAGCCGGCAGGGAATGCCGAACTAGACAACTGCATCCCAACACGCAGTGACGCGGTACTGGGCAAACCGGTAACAACCGCAGAACCCGCAGTGGTTGCACCCGTCAGCACAGGGCACAGCGAAGCGATGAACGCCTGGGCCTGACCATTGATAGCCCACAACGAGTAAAAGCTCGACGCCGCCAACACCCCGCTATCCAAGCCATTGGCTCCGACAGTAGCCAGATTGATCGCAGCAGAAAGGCCGCTGATACGACGCGCTACACCGGCTCCGTCTTTGACAATCACCTGATCAACGCGGGCCGAGATAAGCGAGCCGACGCCGGGCGCAGAGATCAGGATTCCCCGGTAAGCGCCTTGAATCGAAAGATTCCGGGTTTTCTCGACTTCGCTGGCCAGGGCCGCAACGTCGATATTTCCCTGATTGATCGGCGCGTTCCAAGCCTTGATGCACCACATCACCGCCAAGCTACGCGAGCGGGTTTCCGATCCAACACGAGGCACGCCGTTCACGCCATCACTTACGAACGCGCCCGTTAAGTTACGGGGTCTTGTGCTCGGAGTGACTGAGCCCATCGGCGGGCCCCACGCTGGATCACCAGCGCCGCCATCATCGTTACCCCAGGATGTGCTGGCCTTACCCCGCATCGACTCCATGCGGAAGCCTTGCAGACTATCGAGCTGCATAGAGCCAATTGCGCGCCCGGCATCCACCCCGCGCCCATGGTCCCAGCCCCGCAGGAATTCACCGCGCGACTCGGGCAAACGGAAATTACCAGCCCCCTCGTCGCCCTTGTTGAAAACGCCGCCCAGGAACGTCGCCAGGTCTGGATACGTCGCGACGCTTTTGACGCTACCGTCCAGCTCCAGAAAGCCCGGGGCTACCTTGTCCACGGGAAAACCGATCATCGAGCCCACCGGCAACGCCGAGGCCTGGGCGATCATCGCCTCGATTTGGTCTTTCGTGTAGGTATCGGTAATGCCATGGCCCGCCAGCGTGGTCGGGTTAGTACCTGCAATCACCCGGCCGTACTTGTCGACGGTGACATTGGCGTAAGAGCCTGCACTGATTCCGGTGCGCCCCACGGCCATTTCAAAGGCCAGTGCGGTAGTGCCCAGGACAATCGGCGCATCCGTCACCAGTTGCCATACGCTGTCACCGTTAGCGGTGCCGGTTTCGACACTGACAAACAGGCCCGGCGTCACCTCGACGCTGCTGTCTGCGTCCTGGGTGCGCTTCCACACGCCGGTCGAAGAAACCACGTACAGACCGTTTTCCTTGGCGGCCGTCTGATTCTTCACCAGCACGCGCGCATCCGCCGGCAACAGAACGCCGTCAATGGTCTGCACGCCGCTCAAGGAGATGTTGGCCGTGGTGGCCACCAACACAGAATGCTTGAAGTCCATTTTTGCCATGGCTTCAACAATCTGAGTATCAACGTATTCTCGGGTCGCCAGGACAATCGCCGGGTCAATCTTCAGCACGACGCTCGCAGTATTCGCGACGATGAAATTCATCCGAATGATTTGGGTCTTGCCGGTCCCCTGCACAAGCAAAGGCTTGAAGCTCGGTGCGCAGTTGGCCACCGCCACCAGGTCGCCATCGGCGTCATACAGACCGATTTCCCGGATCCACTTACCGCCCACGTCGGCCGGAATCACCTGCTCGGTGATGATGATGTTCGGATTGGCCGGATCGGTTCGCACCTGATTAACCGCCGCGCGGCGCCATTCGTTGATCAGGCGCGTTTGCGCGCGGTTGGGGATTGGGTCGGTGCCGTTGGCATCACCCACGCCCATTTGGGCGAAGGTCCAGGGCTGGCCCAGGGCGGTAGCGTTTGCCTGTTTCGCCTCCCCCACTGCCGTGAGAATGGCGAAGAACTGACTATTCTGATCAATCATGGGTACACGTCCAGGGTGTCAATTTCATCAATACACATGACCAGCCCATAAGTGCCGGTCACCTCTATATCGCGGGGGGTTGGTGGGTAAACGTCGATCACTTCGCCCTCGCTTACACAGGCACCGATGCCGATGTAACCGGTGGTCTCCAGACTGATCGCCAGGCCGGTCATATGCCGACTGACAGGCTTGGCGTCATCAATGAGCCGGGTCAGCTCTTCGTACATTTCTTCGGTAATGCCGGTATCCAGAACACCGACCTTCAGGGCGAACGTGCCCGGCACCCCTTCGGGCACCGTCTGCCACCACTCCATGACCTCGATCAGGTAGCCCAGCGGCTCGACCACGCGGCGCAAGGCGCCAATCGTGCCTTTGTGTTTGTGGATGTAATACGAAGCCTTGATGGCGGCCCGCTTGGTCGCCTCGCTCCACCGATAATCCCAGCGGTCGACCGACCAGGCCCAGGCCAGATGCAGCAGCAAATGGGCCGGACAGGTATCGACGTTGTAGAGAGTGCGCAACGGAACAATGGTTTTTTCGTAGAACGCCGCCTCCATGGCCCGCTCCAGCTGCGTGCTATTGCTGGGCAGTAGGCTTTTCATCCGCCAACCTCACGCTGTAACCAGTGCAGTACGCGGCCTGGGCCTTTGTAGGTGCCAGGTCGAC